TATAAACCTCATCCTCCAATCGGCCGATGTCCTCTGGCATTTGAGCTATCAGAGGGAATGGGTCTTTAACAGGAGGCGGTGGAACAGGGTCAGGTGTTAACAGTATCCAGGCAAAGATAACCACAGACAGGACTACTGCGAATACACCGATCATCATGAATACAGTCGACAGGTTTTCATGGAGTCGCTTCATGCTTTTCCTGTCAGCTTTTGGAGGAATGCCAGCGCCTCGTCGTAATCCGTAGAATGGGTCATTACCTGCGGAACCCTTTTAGGGACCAGGATTTCTACGGGAGGCGGAATCTTCTTAGTGTTGACAGGACAGTTAACCCATCTAACCCATACTTCTAGACAATCCCAACATTCCCAGGGGAACTTCTCTAATGCCGCTTCCGTGGCCATGAGAGGATGCATAAAGAATTGATAGTACTGCTGCCGACAATGCAGACAGGTATGTACTCGGTCCGCCCATTTACCGCACACGGCACAAGTAGGAGGTCGTTCGCAGGTTTCAAACAGTTTGTCGAAGTTACAGGTAGACTCATAGGTAAATACATCGCAGTCACAGATTCGTTCTTTGAGATAAGGGTCCGTTACTGGTTCATGGAATGGGGGTTTCATTCGGTAGCTCCTGCTGAATTGTGCATGACCATCTCACATGGTTCATTTGACCACTGTCGAGTTCCTTGATGTCCTGGGAATACGTACCTGCTTTCTGATTTGACGACAGGTTGTCTGGATTGTCGACGTAAAAGAACCTCTTTCCCACGACAGAAGCGGCGTAGATTTTACCATCGCCACCCTTAATCTTCAGCAGTTGCATGGCCATGTCATCGTCCTCCTGAATCACTGGTGGTTGTGGTTTATCTGGTTCTGTCGGGGGGACAGGTGGAGTAGGTTTATCGCCACCTAGTCCATTAGCACGTGCTTTAGCCGTCTGCGTGGCAGCTTCACTGACACTTCCCATGAATTCATAATGCATCGCATCTTTACGACCCGAGTAATTACCTCCCCATCTAAAACCATAGGACTCCCACAGTTGAGGCATCCATCTGGGCATATCAGTTTTTAGGGGAGTTGTATACGGATTTGTCGGAGCATTGATATCTACTGCCAGGCCCCACGAATGGTTAGAGGCATTACTACTTCCAGCAATTGCACGGCAGCTATAACCCCAGCATCCGTAAGAAGGATCACTGGCGTTGCCAAAACGATAACCTCTGTTCTTAGTTTCCTGTACCAGCATCCTGACTAGCTCGGCTAGCTCTCTCCTAATTCCACCAGGAAACTTTGTACCTGATACCGAAAAGTTAGTATCAATTTTGCTGGGCTGGCAGTTTGGCCAACCTGGACCCCAACTACTATGCGCCATACCTCACTCCCACTTTTTTAACTGAGCACGATATAGTTCGATGTTCTTTCTATCCTCCTTTTTCATTGAACGATTTATGAGATACGCTCCAATCAGACAGGCCACGCCAAAGATCAGTAGAAAGTTACTCAAACCTTATGTTTCCTTTCTTCGATAATCATGTCGTAAAATGCGTGGATAACGCGAGTACGGGATTCCATGATTAGCTCTGTGTAGAAGGCGTCATATTCCTCCACGACCCGGCGACAGAAGCCACCGTAGTTGAAATGGTCAATCGGCAGGTTTAAGGACTTTGGCCGACTCACGTTGAATAACTTCCTCACACGTTAGAGTGGAAGCTCGGGCCTCTGGCACAGTCATCAGACATTTCTCGCACATAGCAAAGTAAGTCGGCTCACCCCGTCTGTTATTACCTGCCCGTTGTAATCCCCAACTGTGAGTTTCGTAAATGTCTACTTGATTCGGATTCATTGTCAACTCCTTGATAACGTGACTTCTAAGATGCCATGTGAGACTCAGATGTAACTTCATGGCCCGACCTATACTATTGGTTCTCCACTGTTCTTGATCCCACACGTCAGGTTCACCTGCTTTACAGAATACCATCGTCTCGAAAATTCCAATAGGCTCTGGACCCCAATTGTAGTTCAGTCCAAGCCAAACTGTGCTTACCCAGTACTGACCGATGTATTCCTGTGCCACATACCTGTACTCTTGACTCTCCATTTTCTTGGCCCAGTCAAGTAAATCTATTGGATTACCGGCTCTGTCGAAATACATGATGAATGTCATACTCGTTGTTTTTCCTGTCGGCTTTTGTCAGTTTAGCCCGGGGCGCCAAACCTCCCGGTCCCGAGTTAATACACCAGTTGCAGCGAGGGGGGGAAAACTCTGCGACTCTCGGCCCAATTTTTATTTAGTTGTTACGGGATACCCCTCCCGTCACCGGGCTCACGACACACCTACTTCCCGGCCCGCGCTTATTTAGTTGTAGTCCGCTATCGCGTCAAGGATTCTATCTTGTAGGGATGCAAGTCGTGTTCGGCGATCATATGCTGAAACGTCTCAGACAAATCGTCAAATGGTTCTAGACACGTCTTACATTGGAATCGTGGCTTTAGTGCATCAGAAGCCAAAAGCCTTCTTTTCTTCGTCGGTGGGTACGGTTGCACTAGCCTTGAATTCATCTAGGCCAGAACTCTCGGACTTCGGCAGAGGTTTTCCAGCATTGAGCGGCTCGAACTTACCGTACCTCATGTACTCACCCTTCTTGTAAAGAGTGATGTACCCTTCGACACCGATGACCTGATCGCCTGAGAACTTGGGAATATTAGCCCTACTCACGCCAAGTTGCTCCAGAATGCGGACTCGCTCTGCCCGTTTGATATCTTTAAGAGACGAATCACCGGTGCCTGGGAATTTGAGTTCGTCCCCAGGTTCGATTGAATTGAGCCAGTGCGTGTAGGTCTTTCCGTCCTTGTCGGAATACTCGACAATAAAAGCTGTAGTCCCGTCTTTCTTTTCGATAGGCTCAGCCTTGGAAACCTGAACACGATGTCTGCCTTGGCCGAGTCGGAATTTGTCCGGGTCGTATTCACGGACCTCCACATCTTCGTAATCGGCATCACCGAAAAAATCAGTCATTGGATTGCATACCCTTCTTCTGGTTCGTCTCCGTTAGTTGTTGCTCCTACTGGAGTTGCAATGACCTCCTGTGTATCTACTGTAGTACCTTCGCCTCCTAGCCATTTCTTCAATTCAGTTGCGAGAGTCCCGAATCCCACGACAGGAGCCATTCCTCCAATCTTACATTTGGCAACCACTTCCGGAGTAGGTTGAACCCTGAACCGTCGCTCCCCTTCTTCTGTAAGAGTAACATTAGCGATCAAGTGCTGCGGCTTTCTAATCTCCCTACCGACACCAGGTGTAAAGTTCGGAGCCTCCTGCATTTTATTGAATGCCGCTTTGTCGGTTCTGACGTGAGCAATACCCAGCGTGTGAACGCCCTCAATCTGAGCAAAACGATTGGTGGCATTCTTCATCTTTCTCAGGAGTTGCTTATACTCCGGCCAAGTTGCATCATCTTCTGCTCTAGAAGGGTCCCTAGACTCGGCGATTTTGAGGATAACAGCAAGCATACTGTCAGCCATACTGGATAGTTCGTCAAATTGAACTCCGCCCACGTTGTCGAAAGGTGGAACTTTTCGTTCACATGCGGCGGCCACTGCGTGTAACCAAGTTTCTCCGCGATAGGCGTATCTACGTATGCGATAAGAACCATCGGAAAGCTTGGCTTGCTTGAGATTCGGGTGATTGTTGATGGACAACCAGTTTTCAGCCGAGTCAAGTAGTAGTATCGCCTTATCGGGTTCGACGATGTAATTAAGAAGAGCGAGTCCTCCAATTGTTTTTCCGACGCCGTCGTATCCATAAAACATTCCGCGGAAGTTACCAATCCGAGTGGCAACATCGGTTTGAGAAAGTCCCTGAATTGACTCCAAGAGTGCGTCGATTGCAGCAAGTTCCTCATCCTCCGACATAAGGGGACTGTTCATCCGTAAAAGCCTGCCTCTACTAGTAGCCGGTGATCTCCCGGACATTTCGTATCCATACAGATGGAACGGTTAATGCCACAAACCCAACAGTCCTCAATGTTCATCGGCCTGTCGTCATGTCCGGGTGGTTTGTGGTAGACATTGCCTGCCCGGAATAGAACCTCTAGGGCTCTCTGCACTTCAGTTAGTTCTGGCATTATCCCAGCTTGCCTTCCCGCAGACGTGCAATGTATTTGGCAACTTCTTCGGGGTCGACTTCTTCGTCGTCATCGTCCGGCAGAAGGAAATCAGGCAATACGTCTTTCAGTGCCAGTTCCCATTCTGTCTGCTTGCTGTTTTCCCCGTCTTCAAAACCACTGTCGTAATCCGTCATTTTACTTGATCCGTCCTGCTCGTGAATTTGGGATTGATACTGCACTGATACCACCATGAATTGCAGCTGATCTGAGAAGAAGTGTTCCGTCCTCAGTAAATACAACACCGGGATTATCGCTTTCAAACTTCTCTCGGATGGCCAACTTTACAAAATTTCCCAAGTGACCTCCGTATTTTTCACTTTTGACGTGTTCAATTACTGCTTCGTACATAGCTTCTGGGAGAGTTGCGGTGATTGTGTTTTGGTCATTTGGCATCAGTTGTTTAGGTCCTCTCTTGGGGTTTTTACTCTGTACTCGAATTCTCGTAGGATGGTAGTATCTTCTCCTTCTAGCTCCTGACTACACAGTTCCTTGAAACTACACAGGAAACAAGCGGACGGGTTACGCAGGACTTTCTTTTCCCATTGTTCCAGACCAAGCTTTCTCCATTCTGCGATACGGTTTGCCGCCATAAGGTGTTCCTCTAGCGTGCGTCGGACTGTGAAGTTATTCGCCGGAATTGTGATCTGCATGAAACGCAAATCTGGATTGGCTTGATTCTCTTTTGTCGCACGATGACGAATCATGTTGTAAACGATGTCATCGACCTGGACTCCCTCAGCCATTAGCCCAGCCTTGTAGAGACGGAGTTGAGGCATAAGCCTGACCTTACCCTCGTCATAGAAATCCTTGACGAATTTATGATCGTAGGCTTTTACCCTGCCGTCTTTTAGGGATCGAATGATGACGTCAATTCTGACAGGAAGCCTGTAATCGTCCAGCATTCCAACAGAGTATTCCGTTTCTACTGCGAGGACTTCAAAATCCTCATTTGCAATGTGCTCGAAATACAATGCACACAAGTTGAGGACTTCAATAGCAAGAGCCTGCGCCTTATAGGCTGAACTACCGGCTGCAATTGCTGAGAGAGTTTTGAATGCTTCACCGACCGCTTGATCGTGAGTCATCCCAAATTGCCTGGACTTGTAATACTCTGCCAGACAGGCATGACCTATGATTCCACGTTCAAGTGCTTCCCCGTTATACATGCCTGTCAGATTTAGTCCGTAGGCATAGTAATGCTCCCGGTTACATCGTAACCAGGTTTGAACCTCACTGTAACTAGTTTTCCGGTAGAGTGGTTGGTTCATTAGCTGGACTCATTTCTACTGGCTTTTATGTACTATACACAGTATAGCACACGTAGTTTGTTTGTCAAGGGGCAGTTTTTTCAAGGGCCGACAGGGAAGGCGGTAGTATCGTCTTTCGTTTAGATGCCTTAGTTGTCCACCAAATCTCATTGTCGAATTGTTCCTCCTGAGTTGCTTTAGTTTCGATGTCATGGGGGAGATAGGTTTCTGTCGGAAGGTAAGGTAAACCGTCCTCAGGGCGTTCTCCGTAATAGGGATCATTGAGGGTGTGCCATCTATTATGGCAAACAGAGCAAACTAAGTGGACATTTTCCTTGACGTTATTTAAGGTACTCTTATCAGGTCCATGATGCCTATGCTTAGCGTTACTGCCCATACAGCCGACAACAGGATTAACGCCGCCACCCGCGCTTTTAAGAAACGCCCACTCACATTTGGTTCCTTCTGGAATCGGAAATTCTCTTTGGGCACGCAAACGGCCGCCCTTTAGAGGATTAGACAATTCGTCATCACTCAATCTAGGACGGCCGACACCAGGAGACTTTTCCAGAATCTCCTTTAGAGCGTGCATCACTGACGGTTGGTGAGGGTTATTAGGAAGTGCGCCACCGTCAGGTAAATTCACTAATGGGGCGGAACCTAGTTGGTAGAATGACCCGCCGCAGCAACAGGCTAGGGATTCTGAATCGGGATTTTCGCAAGTAATACAGGATTCTAATGCGCATTCTACGCAAACCATGTGGGAACCAATCCCGGCCACCAGGGGGCAGGGGGGCTGCTGGTCAAGGGCAACCGTCCTGCCAACCCTGGCGCACAAGTCAAGACTACACTGTCAACTGCGGAAAGTGAAGGGTTTAGGATGTCGTTTTGACATCTTCCTTGGATGCTGCCTCGGTTGCTTCTGCGTCCGCCTTGACGGCTGCTTCTGCTTCCTCTGGCGAAAGAGTTGGAACTCCGGGGTGAACTTCATCGTAAGTAAGTTCGCTCTTGGCCTTCTCGTCAAATGCCTTATCCACCATCTTTTGGACGAGGATTTCGAGCGGGACGTTACTTGCCGGAATTACAACCTTCGCCGGATCAATTTCCGGGAGGCTTTCATCCAGCCGCTCATTCACCGATTCCACCGTGGTAGGCCGACCACCCAAATGCAGGGTTTGCGGCACATTACGGTTAGGCCGGTAACGAGTTCCCCAGTCGAATGTGGCATCGTCTACAATAGAAGGACTAGCCGGTGCCGCATCCTTCGATTCCTTAGATTCAGTCTTTGTTGAATCTGTCGGATTTGACGTCCCTGTCGTGGACTTCGACGGGGGTGTTGCTGCTACTGTCGCCATTTTCTGGTTCCTTTCTAAGGGGGGTGGGCTTCTTTAGCCTGAGAGGGGTGGTCCATAGGTCTTCAATAGGCAAAACTCCTACCATAATCATTCCTATGACAAGTTCGGGGATTGTATTTTGTGGAGCAATGACGCCTTTAAGGAAACACAAGCACCCTAGACTAAATATCACCAACCTCCTAAACCCATCGAACCACTTCCAAAAGTGCTCCACAGGTTTAAGTGTAGACCTACTGTCAAGCTCACCAGTAATAAGGCCCTTCTATAAGAGGAATTCCTCTCTTGTCAAATGGTCGCATCATAGATGCTTCTACTTTTTCTACGTCTTCCATCCAGGCACCGTCTTCATATTTGATTGAAAGGATTGGATTGTGTGGACCGTACAGGGTTAAGTTGTCTCCGCCTTCTACCCATCCTCGGACTACTCTGTACTGTCCTTGATCGTATACGTAATTAGTACTAGTCATGGCATTATTACCTCCACTGGGACGCCATACTTAATAGCGAGACGATAAGTTGCCCAAGTTCCTGACCGGGGATTGGATTCCTCCGGCCCATCTGGCACGACTAGTAGCAAATCAGAGTGAACCACTATGGCTTCGTTACGCTCCATATAAGGCTTGGGGTCGTAAGTGATATTGGCATCGCTGAATGCTCTGTATGTCCGAATGATTGGAGGGTGAGACACAATGTAATAGCCGCAAGAACGGGCAAACTTCGCTAGTTGAACGTCAACACCGACACAATCACCGTGATGGAAAATTCGTTTTTCAGCGTCCAGTTCCCAATCGGCAATGAATTCTGCAGCCGAAATTGCCTGTGAATTCGTCATGCCGTGCCTCGAACCTGTTACTCCTAGCCGTTTAATCATTCGGATAAATACCTGCAATCTGTGTTGTCAGTTCCCAGATTTGGTTGTCGATCTTTTCGAGCATTTCGTGGTATTCGGACCACTCACCCTCGAATCTATCGTTGTTCCGTTTAAGTGACTCCAATCCTACTGTGATACTGGTGAGTAATTCATCTGCTGTTGGTAGCCTCATGTTGTCTCCAGTCCTTCGGCTTACGGATGTAAAGGCCCTCTCTGCTGTCGTCTTTTGCGAACCCGAACTTCTCGTACCACGATGCCAACTGTTCGTAGGTCATTTCGCCATAGGGGTTAATTTCCAGACAGAGCGTCACTTCCTCTAAGTCGGCACTCCGACAGATTTGATTCATCACGTCAGTACCGTATCCTAACCTACGAAAGAACGGCAGGACGTGAATCCGTGAAATGGCAGTCATACCAGGAACGTAATCCGGTACTAAGTCGGCAATGACTGGCATAACGTTTTCAATGACTCGACTGTAAGTTGTTCTCATTCTGCCTTCCTAGTTACGTGTAGGTCTGTCGTGTAGGAATCAGGGTCGCCCTTGTACGTGCACCACTCTCCCGGTAATGCGCCGCAGGTTCGACAGTGTTTACTGAGCCGTAGGTAGATTCGCATGTATTGCTCCGGCTTGGGATTTCGCCACCGAACTACTTCGTGAACAGCGGGCCTTTTGTAAGGCTCGACAGGAAGGGCAGCGGGTTCTTCTGCCTGTTTTCGTTGCATTTCCTGTCGCGCTTTACAGTCATGCGGCGCCAGCTTGAGGGACAGGTCTTTATCGACAGGAGAAGCAACCCAGTCGTTTGATTCGTCATCCCAAGTTAGTTCGTATTCCAGTGTCGTGATGTCTTCTGTCGCATTGAACGGTGGATACCAGCCTCCATTTGGTTTACTGATCCAGATGATGGAATCGAAGCAATACTTACACTGACTCATCATTACCTCACGAGAGTTAGATAGGTGGGCTTCTTTTGCAGAATCTTGACTAGCTCTGCCTGGACATCGGAGTTCTCCTTATTCCAGCCTTCGAGCATGTCCTTCTTCATTTGAATCAGGGCGGCCATCCACTCGTCAACTGTATCGAGCGTCCTGAATACGTGGACCGTAGTTTCTTCGGTCTGGCCAATACGATCGGTCCTACCGTAGAATTGCTCATTCATACCCGGATTCCATTCCTCATCCAGGACAATCATCTGAGTCGCGGCAGTAAAGTTCAGCCCAACACCGCCGATCTTGTAGTGTGCACAGACAACGTCCCACTTGGGTTCCTCGTGATTAGAACGGTCGAGATTTGATTTGATTTCATCGCGGAGATGATGCGGTGTAGGTCCGGCGTACACGACAGAACGAATTGGTTGGTCAGTATCTGCTGAGGGGGCACCGATTCGCTTGTTGAATTCTTCGAGTGCTTTGAGGAATTGGCTGGCGACGATGACTCTTTGTCCATCTTCTACAAGCTCCTTACAAAACTCGACGGCTGCATCCATCTTAGCCGATTGCCAATACTTCTCGGGGACAGGGTAAATCTCGTACTTGAAGCTGCCATCGGGATTTGTTTCCGGCCAACCTTGAGGGTTTAGAATGGGGACCTTAATCTCCATTCCACCGGGCCAAGTTGCCGCTTGCCTCTGTCGCGTAATCAAAGCAAGAATTGACATGAACCCGGCAGTCTTTTCGTCCGTCAACTGAATCTGCGAGTGATTATGCAAATCCGACAGGAGTTCAAGCTGCATGGCGTTGTCCTCGACAGAAAGCTCGATGTTGTGATGCTGAATTGTCTGAGGCGGAATCTTGATGTCAGTATCGCTGCGGGTACGCCTGAGATACATACCACGCAAACGCTGAGCAAGTGAAGCCATCCCACCGTCCCGGAATACATACCGGTTCAATTCGTAGTCGTAAGTACAGTACGACCGATTGAATGCTTGGACCGAATAGAAGTTGCGCGGGTCGATGATGTGCAACAGCGGCCAGATTTCAGCAGGACGATTCAGGATTGGTGTACCTGTCATCATTAGAACGGATTCCATAGAACGCTCCGCCAGACTGACGTTATGACTGCACGACAGGTAGAACTCACCACATTCGCCGCACTTGTTACGAGCCAAGGCCACCTTTTCCACGCCCTTGTAGGCTGAGGTTTTGGTTTCCTTGATTTTGTGTGCCTCGTCACAAATCAGTGTGTCGGCGTTCATATAAGTGAACTCATCCAGCAGAGCCCTATCACGATTCCAGGACTCGTAATTACAGATGAGCACCCATTCGTCGAGGAATTTGAGGACTCCGAGAAGTGCTCTCACTTCCTTCTTTGGCTTCCTACCAATGACGAACGGGGGGCGCTTCGACCATTTCAGGATTTCAGCTTCAAACTGCGACATCGTTTCACCCGGACAGAAGATGACCACGCGCTTTGACTGTCGCAATTTCATCCAGGCAACAGCGGTCAGGGTTTTACCCAAGCCGACAGAATCCGCCAGAATCGCACGGCCTGTGTTGGCCAGAAGGTAAGCACCGTCGATCTGATGCTTGTATGCTTTGTCGCCGAATTCATTTCCCACCATCCACGGTTCACCAGCAGCCAATTCGTCGAATGCCTTAAAAGCCGACAGGGCATCTATCTCTGCCTCAGCAGCAATACGCTCTACTTCTACTTCAGCTTCGACTTCATGCTTTTGGCGTTGGATGGGGCGAAGTTCACCCGATACAACCAGTTGCTTCTCAGCCTTGACGCCTCGTTGTTTCTCTTGTAGCTCACCGATTTGCTGTCTGAGAGCTAGAATCATGGCGTCGATCTTGGCTGATTCCGCCTCGAATGAATCTGCCTTAGCCTCTGCCAATTTCTCAGCCAAGGTCAGTGATTCGAGTCGTTCGGTCAGGTTCATGCCCTACTCCTTTACTAGTACTCCGAGTTCGAGGTATTGCAGGAGAAAATCCGACAGGAGTTGATAGGTGATTTCGTTCCAGTCACGAGTCATGTCTACTTTGGACCTGTCGAGGGATGTAATCCAATCCTCCATCTGTTGCATGGTTTCTGTCTCGTTGGCGGCGTATTCGCTGATATACGCAGTGATGGTCCCCATCCTGTCGTCGAAGGTGAATGCGGTACGCGGCTCGTATCCAAGGTAATTCAGGAAGCTGTCGGAATACAGATTGAGGGCTTCGATAGTTCCGCTGAGAGCTTCAGGCTCGGTCATCAGACCGATGTTTTGAAGCACGTCGAGCGTATTCAAATCCCGAGCAAGTGCGATCGCCGCGTGCTTTGTATCCGACAGGAATTCCTCCTGGAATGTCAGGATGCAGTCAATACCTGCCATGTAGCGATCCATGAAACTGTTTTCAGAAATCGTCATCGTCGTCAATATCTTTCTGTGAGATTTGAGCTTCTGCTTTAGCTTCGTGTTCCGGACAAAATGATTTGTACTCTCGGACTAGTTCTGCTCCTGGTTCGCCTCCGCTTGGCTGCATAGTCCATTTGACAGGCTTCTCACACCACTTAGGGCCTCCCTCCATGAATCCGGGAATCAGTATCCACCGACAGGTTCGTGACGTATTACTCATGTGGACTCCTTCTTGTAATGCAGGCCGGTTGTTTTGTGGAAGAATCCAGGCTTAGGTTGTTTCCCGCGAGCCTCGAATAGAAAGGCTATGGCATTCAGGCCATCTACTATCTCCTGATATAAGTCAGCCTCAATCAAGTCTACAAGCTGCTCAACTGACATGGGAAATTCCAATGTGATGATTTTGTTCCATGATTCGAGTCCGTATTGAACGTCACCTGTCCAATCTATTTTCTTGGGCTTATCCTTTGGAGTGAAGCCATCTTTTGGAGCGCGGAATCTGGCCTCGACTGAGAGATTCTCTAATGGTTTGAGTGTCTCCCAGTCAAATGCAATGTCGTTCGGCCATTTGCCGGTTAGAATGATACTGACGTATGGCTCGATGATAAAGCACTCGGGGTAAACCTGTGTTACTAGTTTGTTGACGGTTGATTGTGGCAAATCCAGGTCTTCAGCAATTCGTCTGACCGATTTAACGCGGCCTGATTCTTCTGTTTTGCGGACCCATTGCATTATCTCCCGTACTGTAGCAAGTCTGTCCATTCTAGCCTTCCGCTGTAATGGTGATTATAAATTTCCATGATCAACATGTGAGTAGGGTACCCTTACTTGTTGCTACGGAGGGTGACTGATGATTACAGACTGTGCATGTTCAATCGTGCTCACTCGCATTGCACCAGCATAGCAGGAGGTGGATACCCGCACATAATCCTATTGCACCTTTGGTTCACCAAGCGTGAGGCGTTGTAGACCATGCGATCAATGATCACTCAATTGGTGCATACCGCTCTGACCTGCGGAAACAGGTTTAGGGTCAGTCTAAAGACTGAGGTATTTCAAAGTATTTCGTTTGTTCACACGAGTGAATTATAATAGGGCCACTCCTTCGGAGTAGTTTGGGACCGGAAACCCCCCATCCTTTCAGGGGGGTTCCGGGACCCCGATGAGTCGGCCCGTGGGTGCTTAAGGGGAGGGATTATAGCGGGATTACAAGGACCCGATTCTAGAATGAATACAAGAAACCCCCCTCATTGTGGAAACTGAGGGGGGTTTCAGGCTGGAATTAGGCTGCGGCTTCTGCCTCATTCGCATCAGCAGTACGACCGGCGACCCGAATTACGTGGTCGACACCAGCGACAGTTACCGGGAAGTGGAACTCACTTGCCGGAATCTGCTCGGGATTACCGACGGCCTGGAACATCAGGGTGTTGAGGTTGCCGACATCGTTGACGCCCAACTTCTTGGCGACATCTGAAGTGGTGACGTATTTGCCGGAGGCGACAACTTCCACATCGTCGATGAATGCGTAAGCAAGTCTCGGGCGACGAGTACCGGTCTTGGCTGATTTGCGGGAACCCTTCTTGCCAGCCGCTTTTGCCGGGTCGATGGTATTCCACTTGGACAGATCGGGATTCTCCGACGCGAGAACCTTTTTCATCGTCTGGAGAACGGTATTCATATCCGTGAGCTTCTGCGACAAAGCCTCGGGATCGAATTCGCTGACGATGCTGCCGGTAACTTCCGTCTGCGCCTTCTCACGGATTTCAGTGAGTTGCGCGCGAGCGGCCTTTACCTTCTCCGCGATGGCCTCTTTCAATTGCTTGATCTGCTTGGCCTCGTCGGAATCGTTTTCGATGGAATTGACCGCTTGATCTGTTGCCGTCTTGATCTTGCGGTATTCAATTGCCAACGGGTGATCGCTCTTATCCAGAGCTTCGGCCGCTTTGGCATTTGCCTCCCGGATTTCGGCGAATTCGTCCAGCAGTGAATTGGTTTCATCCACCT